GGCTAAGTGGGTTTAGCCCTGCGGCGCTTTGGTGCTTGCCGCTGGAGAGGTGGAGCAGAGGTGATGACAACACGGGACCTATTGGGCCCCTGTGGTGGCGCTGGTGGCGCTTGTCTACCGCCCTCTGCTTTAGGGTTGCCGCGTGCTGCGCGATTTGCTTTCGCAGCGACGGAGGCGGCAACAGACGCACCTTTTCAGCCGAGACCAATCCCAGGGTTGATGAGACCGGCGACGGTTCCTCCTATGCCAAGGACTGAGGAGATTATCTCCATCACCTGATCGAACCAGGCGCCAAGGGCATTTTGGCCAACTTGGACGCCACTAGGAAGTTCATTCAGGCAACGACTATAAATCTCTAGGGCAAGGGGATCATAGGGTGCGCTTTTATGGGCAAGCGAAACAAGGGTCGTGTCGGTTGCTGTTGGTACTCTCTCCAAGAAGTACCTGACATTTACGGTGAGTGTCGTGGTTCCACTCAGCCCAGTAAATATAGATCCGTTAATGTCGAACGGAAGGAGGTGGGAATCTATGGCGTAAGTAATAGAATCGTGCGACCAACCCAGTCGCGTCCCAGCAACTAAGTTAGCCTGGGTGGGATTCTGAATCATGCATATTGTCCCTGGAACTGGAAGGACCATGGGATTAGTTGTAGTATGCAGAGAGCTTACGGAATAGACGCCGTACTCGGCAGCCCATGTTCTCGAGTTGGGGAAAGTGGTGGCGTAGCTGGATGTGCTCGGAGGCAACAAACCATACTCGCAAGTCCAACCACTCCCACCAAAATCATCGAGGACTCCATGGGTGATACCTAATGGGGCACGGTATGTGACGACGGTCCCCTGCTTATTGAGAATAGCAGTTGTATTGTGGACCTCGTATGCCGCACCGGTTAGGCGCCATAAATTGTACTGGGTGTCTTGTGGGAGACATATTCCTTCATAACTGGTGAAACCACCAGTCGTCCAATCAGTTCCGGGAGTCACTGTCAAGGCATTAAACCCTGGAAACAGTGGAGCTGGGCTTTGCGCAGTTACTGTTCCGAAGGGATCCACAATCACTCGTGAGAGATTGTGGATAGCCGGGTTGACTGGTGAGTACGGAGAGCTGAAAGGGGCGAGAAAGATGTGAGCGTCCCATAAGGCGTCGGGGGTGAGGGGCGTTGGGGTAGAGATTGACACAGTCCGATTGATCGTTTGAGTCAGGGTACGTGCAGTCGCTACATCTGGGAAGGCCGGTGCGTCCACTTCTTGGTCGTGGTACGGATCGAGTGAGGCCATCAACCATTCCAGGCCGGTCGGGGTTAGGGCTTTCTTGGCCACAAGTGTTTGGAGCAATTTCGATGTACGTAAGGACAAGCGATTCATTGCTGAGCATATGTTTAGCGGGTTTCTTTTCCCCACAGGCGAATTCCAAAGAACATGGAAAATCAAGCCGATAGCCGGGTGTATCTGGCGCAAAACCGCGGCTACTGAGTGGGGTAACAAGTGCGCCGGATCACGCAAAACAAGTGCCTCAAACACAGCCACAGCAGGGGCAGTTATTGGGGAAAGATAGAAGAAAGCTTCTTCCACGAGAACCTTCATCAACCAAAACGGATCGTCTTCTTGACCAAACCCAACTTGGTTGTCGAAGACAGGTAACGTATCTGGATCAATTGATGCAGGCTCGAAGTGCTCAATTATGGGACTGTGCCACATCCCAAGGTCGATAGTGATCACTCGGTTCCAGCCAGGATGAACAAGGCCGAAGGGGAGAGTTTGAGCAGACCAAATTTCAGAGTGCATTTCAAGAATGTCTTGTTCTGTAAGACCGTACAATTGACAGTACTGCTTAACCAAAGAATCGTACTCCCAAACGATGGGAGCTGTTGGCCGTAGGATCTTATATTTCTCATTGTCGAAAAATGGATCTTTTTCATCCAGGTGAACCCAATCCAAAATCTGCAACGTCCTAGTTAGGATCGGCCCCACAAGTGGGACCCCTTCTAAGTGGCGCATGCCATACGCAACAGTTTTTGCGTGGTGAAGGGGGGATTTTATCTTAGTCGGGTGAGCAGAGTAAAACAATTTACTAAGCATACGACCAAGTTTTGGAATCGGGAACAAAAGTCCGAAATTGATCATGAATCGATTTGAAAGAAATTCAGATGCGTACGGGTATTCTGTGATTTGCCACGAGGTATCAATGCCTCGTTCGTACATGTGTGCGTGAAATGCTGAGCGAAAAGCATATCGGTCTATGCTCTGATCAACAACAATCAAGTTGTCGTCGCTCTTATTGAACACGTGCCACCAGCCGGGGAATTCAAAATCCTCGACAGACTGGCGGAACAATAAAACGTGATTCAAAGTGGTGTCCTGGCGCCCAGTCGCAAAGCCGTCATAGTTTGTTCCCTTCAATCCCTTTTTGGTCTTGAAGTTTAGAATCAAAGTATTGTCGACCCACGTTTGGGCGTCGTTGCTGAAACCAGCATGCTTATACAACCTGGCGTGGCGAGTTTTCCACTCATAGGCTACAGACGCATCCATAGTCTTTCCATCCACGCTCATCCACCAAACTGCACGGTCTCCAACTACATGAGAAACGTGAGCTCCAAGCTCAGTAGCGTTCATCGTGTATATTAAAGAAAACCGTGGGGTGTCTTGAATGTTGCAAAAGGGGACTTCCAGGGCGCACGACAATGAGTGTGCGTCCGGACCGAGGACTAAATTACCAATTGGAGAGCTAGTCAAAATTGCCCGGGGTCGCAGCACAGCTAACTCGGGGACAGCAACGTGATGTTTAAGGCCATTTTCGCGCTTAACAAACAATTCGTGCGTACAATTCTCCAGAGACGAAGGATCTTCTCCAACGCCTTCAAGATACGAAGCGAGTTTCTTGGGTTTTAAATGTTTCACCCAATGTTCATACATGAACTCTCGTTCGCCTAGCTTTGGCACCCAATGGAAATCATCCACCCGAAGTCGCCGTTGAATTTCTTCGGATAGATGAGGGGTGGCGACCGTAACCCGCTGCACAACGGCAGCATACTGATTGTGGGTACAGTCTTCACACACGATCGGGGTCCAACCAACCATGTGGAAACCACATAAAACATTCCCCGGCTTCGGGCGGTGCTCGTCGAAACGGGCAGAGCAATAAGCTGATGGGTTCTGAGGGGGAATTTTTGAAAGGCGGCCAGCGCAGTAGGCAGGGAACACTATCGGGTCGCAAGGTCCAGCGACTAAAGCACCTTGAGTTGGTGAGTAATCAGGAAGAGGCTGCCTAAGTTGATTTCGGTAGGACAAGACTAACTCTTTCTGCTTGTCCCCACGTCGAAATAACGCGGCTAACTTATCCCAAAGGCTCATGGAAGGACGAACAAGCTCTTTAGAGATGTCCACGATCTCGAATACTCGGTCTGCTATGAAAGGCATGTATAACTGAACTGTAGCCCACATAAGATAGGCTGAATTCACGTACCATGTCGTAGAACCATAGAAACTTTTGAAACGAGGGCTGTCCTTCTTAACAACCATAAGTGCTAAAATGATAGGGTGCGCTAAAGCGAGGCCACCTAAGTATGTTCGCGTGTTGGCTGCTGCTACAAGATCCGAAGGCAACTTGAACAACCAATCAGTGATGAATTGGCGGACAAAGTCACGTAGAGCGGTGTCAAGAGTATTGAGCAGACTCATTTTCTTGCGCGAACGCATCCGTAGGAATAAAAGTGCAAAAATGAACGGCACTGAAATCCCCAACAGGAATGTGGCGATGAAGGGATGTTTGGCATACAACCGCTTGAGACGATCAACAAAACTTGGGGGACGCAAAGGCTCCGCTAGGAACTCATTGGAGGCCTCCAGTTCAGATTGATAAGCGTCGAACACCGTACGAGCCGCAGCTGCGTCGGCGCCGACCGCCACCCATGCCTGAGCTGTGACAAAAGCCGCAACGTTACCTGTGGCTATTGACATTTTCTCGGCAGTGCGATTGAGATAGGTAATGCCCATCCGATAGTTGACCGCAGTTAGGGGACGACCCGCTGTCCACTGTATCATAAGGTTAAAGAGGCGCATATCAATTCTGACTGCTGGGTTCGATTTAACGGTAAAATACCACCCCCCGATGTGCACGGGGGAGTCAAGGTGGACAAATGATGGGACGAGCTTCTCGTACATAAGTTGATACTCCGTGATTCCGACCGTTGAGGTCAGACCAGGAATGCTAGGTTTAAAATAGACTATATGACTCCCGTGGGTTGTCATATTAGAAGTCCAAGCCATAGCAGCATGACCCTTGCAATAGTAGTCTTTTTCCCAGATCCATTGGCACCTTGAGTGCTCGTATCTGGAACTACCAGTAGGGCTTTTCATAACAACTTTGTCAGTGGACGCAACATAATGCATCTCCATGACCGTGCTCGTGTCCTCCACAAAAGAATGGAGGACGCAAGCAAGCGAACGATTTGGCTTGCCGACCAAATAACTGAGGATATCATCCTTATGGATGTCATAGATAGAATGTATGCTTAAGGCAGCATCAGAACCGCCACAGAGCTCACACACTTGGGGGAACTCACAATGGCAGTCAGATTGCTGACGAAATACATCCTTCGGGCCTAAAATCGGTTGCGAACAAACGACAAGGTCACCGGAGGGGTGGTGCTTCCACATTGATGGTTTACCACCTATATCCAGAACTTTCCGTATAGGATTTTTGGCAGAATGCGTGGCCAAGATTCCGTCTAAGGCATGCCAAGCAGACACATACCGCATCACATGGGATACGGGGTGATCATTCTCGACATAGCCAGTGACCCACCGAAAAGCAGTCTCAGGCAATCCCGAAAGGGCGACGATTTTCTTCTTATTCTCCTCTGTCATTGCAACAGTGGGAATTAAGTGTTTCTCGTCTCCGATTCGATATCGCCAAAGGAGTGGTTGCTTTGGGACGGCAGGCCTAATGGGCGGATTGGGGCGGGCGTTGCTTCCTGCGGAGTCGTCTCCCGGAGGACTTGGGGGTCCATTTGGAGGTCGACTAGGGGGAGCAGAACCACCAGATTGACCAGATGTTCCTGGCCCGTCAGGGAGATTCTGTTCATCACTACTCGTTCTGGCTTCGCCATCACGCGTAGGTTTATACCAGTCCTTCGGAAAACCTCGCTGGTCGGCTGGGGCCAATGCGTGTTTCCTGGGGTGGTCAGACTTAGTTCGCGCTTTGACAAGTCTGTTTCCATATTTGAGAAACAAGAACTTGACAATGCGTTCGGGGACTCGAACGGCCGACGCGTCGCTCCAAGCGCCACCGGAAAGCTTCCAATATTGGAGAGGAGCTTTCGTTGTTGGGAGGTCGGATGGATAGACGATCCACAAATTTTCCTTTGTTGACTTTCCTGCATTTTTCTTCCAGACGGCACTTTGCCGCCAGACGAAATTGTCGGAGATTGCCCAACCATCACTGGCTGCGGTATCTTCTGCTGTGCAGGGAGGCCTCCGTGGATAATGAGTGACTATCGGGAGTTCGTCCTTAGAAGTCGGACGAGCCGTTTTAGGGGCTGGATTTTCACGAGGGATATCAACCGTCAAAGACTCAAAAGTGTCGAGATCCATAGGAAGGTTAGTATCCTCGACCGGAGGCGAGTCCTCAAATGGAGGAATATCGGTGTCCGGGTTTTGATCAGGGGCTAACTGATCGGGGAGTCCTTTCTGGGACTCAGCCGTTACTTTCTGATTGTGAGATAAAGTCATATCAACAGGGGAAGTAAGAGAGAGGGGTAATTCTGACGAATTGGGGGTAGGATTTGTCATGAGAG